GATCAGGAGTTACTTAAAACTATAAAAGCAGATAAAAGGTTAACACCAGAATTTATAGCAAATTTATGACATTAAATATACAAGGTGTAGATTTTACACTACCTCCAGTAGGTAAGGTTTACAATGTAATATCTAAAGAATTAGAGAAAAGACCTATCATAACTAGTGCTTCAAAAAAAGAAGAACAAGTCTGGATAAGGACTACACTCCCTGATGGTTATAACTATAAGAGAAAAGAAGAGTTAATTAGGCAATCAGAAGACAAGGATTATTTTGATGTAGAATTAGAAAACTTTAGATCACAAGAGTGGGATAGAAGATTAAATGGTGTTTGGTTTATGAATAACGGTAAGGCTGAATACCTTACGGGAATGCATTATCTGTTTTTAAACTGGTGGAAAATTGATATTGGATACCCTAGTTTTAGAAAAGTAGATCAAGAGTACTTTTATTTTCTTCAAGCATGCATAGATAATCCCGAATGTTTAGGAATGATAGAATTGACAAAACGTAGACAAGGTAAAACCGTAAGAGCCGGTGTGTTTATGTTTGATTTAATATCAAGGTCAAAAAATAAAAATGGTGGTATACAGTCCAAGACTGCAAGTGACGCAAAAAACAATGTATTTGCAAAGTCAATAGTAGGACCTTTTAAGAAACTACCTGATTTTTTTAGACCTGTATATGATCAGTCAAAAGGGGTCACCCCAACATCAGAGTTAAGATTTTATAGAACTACAAAAAGAGGAAAAAAATCGTTAGAAGATTTAGGAAAACCAGAACTTGAAAGCCAAATAGATTGGAAGAGTTCAGAAAAATATGGATATGATGGAACAAAATTACACAGATACCTTGGTGACGAGGTTGGAAAAACTATGGAAGTGGATGTCTGGGAAAGGCATAACGTTGTACGTTTCTGTTCGGAACTGGATGGTGAGTATATTGGAAAATTACTTTACACAACCACTGTTGAGGAAATGGAATCAGGTGGTGAGTCGTTTAAAAGGCTTTGGGATAGTAGTAATCAGGAAAATAGAAATGCTCATGGTAGAACTCCCAGTGGATTATTTCGATTCTTTACTCCCTCATATAAAACCTTATACTTCGATAAATATGGTCATGCAGATGAAGAACGTGCTAAGGACTATTACCTGGCTGAACGTGCAAATCTTGTCAATGATGATCGTGCTCTTTCAAGTATTATTAGAAGAAATCCGTTCACTATTGAAGAGGCTTTTCGGATAGACGGTGAAAGATCTTTGTTTAATGCAATGAAGTTAAACGATCAAATAGATCGTATTTCTTGGAATGAAAATCTATATACAAAAGGTAATTTTGAATGGGTAGGAGATAGAGAAACAGGTCACGTAGAATTTAAACCTATGTCAAATGGAAGGTTTAATGTTACCTATTTATTTGACGATAAAAAAGATGCTAATAATGTTATAAAAAGAGGTAAAAACTATTTACCAACAAAAAAGAATGAATTTGTTATCGGGTGTGATCCATATGATCATGACAGTACTGTAGACCAAAGAAGATCTAATGGAGCCTTCTATGTATATAAGAAGCACAACTCAGTATCAAATTTTTATGACAGTTCGTTCATAGTTGAATACATTTACCGACCAAGTACCGCAAGACAATTTTATGAAGATGTTTTAAAGTGCTGTCACTACTATTCTTGTCAACTTCTTTTTGAAGATAATAAGATAGGTATAAAAAATTACTTTGAAGATAGAGGTTACGCTTCTTTTTTAATGTATTTACCTGGTAGTGGTAAACCTGGTATGAGTGGATCTGTGAGAACACATCAACAAATAGCAGAAGTGACAGAAGATTATATAGAAAATAACATAGAAAGAGTTTGCTTTCCAGAACTATTAAAAGACTGGTTAGGATTTGATATAAGTAAAACAACAAAATTTGATGCGGCAATGGCAGCAGGGTACACTCTTATAGCAGATAAAAATATTCTATTAAGAAATTATCATGCAAAAGGTAATCTAGTAGAAGCGAAAACAATGTTTAAAAAGTTTAAGGTCGGATGATAAAAAACGAGAGTAAGGCAAACTATCCAAGCCATAATATAGATCCTAGTCAAAAGGGTAAGGATTGGTGTTTGTCATATGCAAAAGCATCATGGTTTGATTACAAAAATCATGGCACACAGTCATTTCATAATAATCGTGGAACTTATTCTAAGAT